ACCTATGCGGCATGCTAACCCGTTATGATCTGCTTGCTGACCGGTGCGATGCCCGTGGTAGCCTGGATCCAACTGTTGCGTACATCCTCGCGAGATTCTGCGATCATGGCCCAACTAGTGTTATTTAGCCTGACAGTTTTGTCCTGATTTGCGGAAAACAGGGCCGGCATCATCTGTAGGCCTTGTGGGCTCAAGACGGTGAGTATGGGATGTTCGATGATCATGTGATCGGGCAATTGTTCTAGGACTTTTGCCACTAACTCCTCACCAGTGAGCAGTTTGAAAGTGTAAACGGTATTATTTTCTATTTGTTTTGTCATAGTGTCTGGTCAAGCAAAGAATTGCGGAGTTCTATTTCACTTATTATGTCTTCTCCGGTCATCTTACTTAAACCAGCCCAGCCGCCATCGACAAATATCTTGCCGTGCATGAAGATCTGTGGCACAGTACGCAGGCCCTGTGCTGTGATGAATTCTCTGGCTTCTGCGTCATCTTCGATGTTGATTTCGCGGAAAGGAATGTTCTTGCTCTTGAGATAGTTCTTGGCATTCACGCAGTATGGACAAACAGTTTTTGAATAGATAGTCAGCATTATAAGGAAAGCCCGGCTAGTGTATTAGAATCTACATCTTGTTTAGTGCCGCCGATCACATAGGAACTGATTTCTGTCTCCTGGGGTGCCACCTGCACCTCGGCACCCGCGATCCATTTGGCCGTCCAGGGCAAAGGATTGCTACCACCTTTGTAAGCAGTAGGCAGGCCCACCGCGGTCATCCGCTTGTTCGCGATCCATTCCACATAATCGGATAGCAGTTGTTCGTTGAGTCCGATCATGGATCCATCGCGGAACAGATAGCGTGCCCAGACCTTCTCCTGATCCACTGCAGACTGATACATGGCCACCATCTCAGGCTGTACCTCTTTTTTGATGCGTGCGAAATCCGGATCGTCGGCTGGCAATATCTTTAGCATCTGTTGTGTGAAGGCTAGATGCACATTTTCATCTCGGGCGATAAGTTTAATGATCTTAGCGTTACCCTCCATCTTCTTGAGTTCTGCGAACGCCCAGGAGCACGCGAAAGACACATAGAACCTGATGCCCTCGAGAACATTGACCGAGGCAAGGGCGAGCCACAATTTTTTCTTGAGTTCATACTCTGAGATTTCGATGGTTTTAGAATTCACTGTATGTCGACCTTCGCCCAGGAGGTTGTACCAATTGCTGTACTCGATGAGATCATCGTAGTATCGGGTAATATCTCCGGCACAAGCGATGATCTCTTCGATCTCCAACATCTCGTCAAACACCTGTGCTGGATCGGAATACACATTACGGATGATATGGGTATAGGATCTCGAATGGATGGTTTCGTTGAATGCCCAGGTCTCGATCCAGGTCTCGATCTCTGGCAGTGTGACCAATGGAAGGAAAGCCAGATTGGGACTGCGGCCTTGCACTGAGTCTAATAGGATCTGCCTCTTGAGATTGGAAGTGAATATGTGTTGTTCCCAAGGAGTGAGATCTTTGAAGTCCTTGGCGTCACGCAACACATCCACTTCTTCGGGACGCCAGAAAAATCCCAACTGTTTGTCTGTGAGTTTGTCAAACTGACGATATTTCAGTGTGTCAAATCGTTGCATACCTGTGCTACCCTGTGGGTCCAGGAACGCCAGACTCTGGGTATGGTCACGGTTCTTTTTTAGATTCAGTACGCTCATGGTAGTCTCTTAGATTTTGCAGCTGTCGCAGTCTTCTTCGTCGGCCATCAACGAAGTATCGGGCTCTGGTACATTTATCTGTCGATTCAATCGGTCGAGATCGATCTCGCCTTGCCCATCATAGGTGTTGAAATAGTATAACTGCTTGCCACCATATTTGTAAAACATGATCATGTGTTTCAGCATCTCTGACATGGGTATCTTTTCGTCTTGGTAGTGTTGTGGATTGTACGAAGTGTTCACCGATATGCCCTGATCGATGTACTTCTGCAATACCGCCATGATTTTCAGATATCCTTCTGGACTACGCTGGTCCCATAACAGTTCGTACTTGTTCTTGAGTCGGCGGAATTCTGGTACCACTTGCCGGAGCACACCATCTTTGCTTTGCTTGACTGACACATAACTCCTTGGTGGTTCCACGCCGTTGGTGGCATTCGAGATCTGTGCCGAAGTCTCGGCCGGCATCAGGGCCATGAGAGTGGAATTACGGATGCCGTGTTGTTTCACTGCCTGTCGTAGACCGGACCAGTCTACGCAATCTTGGTGTGGTACCAATTCATCCACTTCTGATTTGTAAGTGTCGACTGGCAACACACCGTCGTGGTAGCGTGTTTCGTTGCTGAGCGGACACGCACCGTATTCTTTGGCCAGATCCACCGATGCTTTGATAAGGTAGTAACTCCAATGCTGTGCCCAGCGATCCACTTCTGACAGAGCCCGTGGATCAGAGTAGGTAAGATCGTTCTTGGCCAGCCAATAGGCCAGGTTGATTATGCCCACGCCCAGAGGCCTGCGATTCTCTGTAGCCTTTTGTGCGGCCAACACAGGATAGTTCTGGTAACTCAAGAGTGCGTCGAGTCCACGCACGGCCAATGTACAAGCTTTCTCCATGTCTTGTGGCTCTCGGAACATGCCCCAGTTGATGGCCGAAAGGGTACACAGTGCGATCTCGCCTGTGGGATCATTCACATCAGACAAAGGACGTGTAGGTAGATTGATTTCGCAACAGAGATTGCTCTGGCGGATGGGTGCTGCCTCGGGACGGAACGCACCGTGTGTGTTGGCATGATCCACGTTCATGAGATACACACGCCCGGTGTCTTTTCTCTCTTGCATGAATTTGGTAAACAGTTCCACGGCCTTGATCGATTTCTTCCGTAGTTTGGTGTTGCGTTCAGCACGCTCGTACAGTTCGCGGAAACGATCGACATCGGTATAGAAAGCGTCCCACATCTCGGGCACATCATGTGGCGAGAACAGGGTGATATCTCCGTTGCTCAGGAGTCGCTCGTACATGACTTTGTTGAATTGTACGCCATAGTCCATATGGCGTACACGATTGTCATCGGTGCCTTTGTTGTTTTTCAGGACCAAGAGGTCCTCGACTTCGAGATGCCAGATAGGGTAGTAAAGAGTGGCAGCACCATTGCGTACACCACCTTGGCTACACGAGCGGGTGGCTGCCTGGAACAGTTTGTAGAAAGGAATCACGCCTGTGTGATACGCATCTCCGTTGCGTATGGGCGAGCCGATGGCACGGATCCTGCTGGCCCCGATGCCGATACCGGCTTTCTGGCTCACATATTTCACTATGCTACTGGTGGTGGCATTGATCGAAGCCAGGCTGTCACCGGTCTCGATCAGCACACACGAACTGAATTGACGCTGTGGTGTGCGGACTCCGGCCATGACCGGTGTGGGCAGGCTGATCTGATGCGTGGAGATAGCATCGTAATAGTCCTTGACCCACATCAACCTCGAATCACGATTGTATTTGCTGAAAAGCGTGGCAGCGATCAACGCATAGGCCACCTGAGGAGTTTCGTAGATATCTTTGGTCACGCGATTTTGTACCAGATACTTGCCACGGAACTGCTCCATGGCCGCGTAGGTCAATTCTTCATCGCGTTCGTGCTTGATGAAACTGTTGATCTTGTCCCACTCTTCCTGGGTGTAATCTTCTAGCAATTCTGGATCATAGAATCCGGCCTGAACGTTTTGCCTCACGAGATCCAAGACATGCCAAGGACGGAAGTCATCATAAACCTGTTTGCGTAGATGGTAGCAGATAAGCCGGCCGGCCACGTATTGATAATTGGGGGTTTCTTCTGAAATAAGATCTGCCGCAGATTTGATCAGGGTCTCTTGTATGTCGCTGCTCTTGATACCGTGGTAAAACTGTATATGGCTTTTGATTTCTACTTCGCTGGCACTCACTCCTGTTATGCCTTCGGTGGCCCAGAAAACCACTCTGTGTAATTTTTCTAGATCTAGTGCTTCGCGTGTTCCGTCTCTTTTCTGAACTTGTATCTGGATCATGTATATGCTCGTATGGTATGGTGTTGCGTGCTACGTTTGATAACAATGCTTTGTGATTGGATATTTAAGATCTCGTCTGGAGACCAATTCAATATATATTTCCCCCCATTGATCAGGACTAAATTGCCCAGATCCGTTTCAGCGATGTATCTATCATCTATGTCGGTCCTATCCATCAGATCAATAGTATACAGTATTCCTAGTGCTCTTGCAAGATCGCAGTAGTGATTGTCTGCCAAAAGTTGCCAGGGGTCTGGCCAGGAGGCCCGATCGTCCCAGTGTAGATAATAGGGCCGCCAAGGTGCGTCGAACCACCAGGTGTTTATTTCTAGCACGGCGAGATCGAGCGTCTGATCCCGGCATCGATGGCGTAGATCGACCCAGGAGGCCAACCGATCTTGATATTGGCTGGGCCACATCAGGATAGATAGTTTAGAGAATAGTTAAAAGTGGCCGAACTACCAGTAGAAGTAGTCGTATATCGCATGATCACCGATCCGGTCGAAACCGTGGGGGTCAAGGTCACTCCCAGATCGGCTGTGTTTTCAAAATCATCGTTGTATGATACCGTAGTACCATCCGTGGTCACTGTCATGGTTCCGGTGCGTGCATTCGTGGCACGCTGGATATAATAATCCATCTTCCAGGCACGAGAGTTCACAGCCGAGATGGTAAAAATGTTGACATTTGATGCCCCGTCGGCCAAGGTAAAACTGCGTCCGACCTGGCGAGAATATTTGCCTAACTGTATTTCTACTCCAGGTGCCTGGCTGATGTCAGATGCCTGGGTGTTGGGAGTTCCTGTGACACTGACCCGTTTGAACAGATTGTTATCTGCTTCAGATCGCTCGAACAGATCGCCCACCGATGCCGCGGTATCCGTGGCGAATGTGATCACTGGGCCGAGAGCACTGATACCAAATTCGTTACCTACATTGTAGAACACATTGTAGGCCGACACATTGAACTGCACATCGTCATAGACGATGCCTTCCTGCCAGATATCGTCAAACATGTTGCCCACGGCACGGAAACCGGTGGGACCGCTGGTGCTGCCGGAATTCTCCAGCACGATGCCTTGGTACAGTGTGTTGAAATTTCCGTTGCTGACCGTGACGCTCTCGGCATTCTGGTCTGTGCTGATGCCGTAGGTCAGTCCAGAAAATCTGCACTTGTCAAAGGTGATCTGGTTGCAGATAGTGCTGGGACTGCTGTCGAATCGCACACCGGCTATGTTGTCTGCTGCCACCAGAGCATCGTTGTTCTGTATGTAGGTCACGGTGTACGGTCCGCGGAAATTCACACTGTCAAAATAGCACTGTGTGGCGTCCTCGACCAGGAACACATCCGTGATCGGACCGGTCT